TCTAACGTAGAAGCAGGACTAGCACGTAGAAGAAAAGCAGAAGGTGAAGCTTGGAAAAAAGGTTAACCTCACACTAGGAACAAATGGAAACACCAAACAAAAAGGAAAAATGTATGAGTACTGTTATTCGTATTGCGATTTGGGTTGGTCTGCCGCTCTTCTTACTGCTAGTTATGCTGGGGCCCTCGCTAAGATGGACCCCACTTTTATTGCTACTGTTTTCACCGCATCTGCTGCTACCTTTGGTATTAATACATTGAAGAATAAGGGTGATGATGAAGATGAAAAAAAAGAAGAACCACGTAGAGAAGTGGTTGCAGAAGCACCACCAGAACCACCAGCACCCGAAGTTGCTGCACCAGAACCAACCCTTGAAGAGAGAGTTGAGGCACTTGAAGAGGGTCAAGTCACACCTCGCACAGGAGCATAATGTCAAAGTCAGCAAACAAAGGTAAAAAAGGTAGCGCAGGTTCTGCTAATAATAAAAAGCAGAACTCTGGGAATGCCAATGCTAAAAAGGCAAAAAATGGTGGCAAGAAAAAATGATTGAATTTGTGACTTTGACTGTTGTGGGACATATGATAGTTGGTCCTGATTTATGCCAAACTGATTTTTTAGATAATAAACAAATTTACACATTTACATACCAATGCCAAGAGAATGGAACACTCCTAAACGAGAGTGTTGGAATGCTCCCATCCACCAAATACTCAAAGCTATAGATAATCACACCCGTCTTTTTATGGAGACGGGTGATTTTTGGCATGAAGAACAAGCCCAGATTTTGAGAAAGTATGTAAAAGATTTGAAAGTCTGGATACATAAACAAGAAGGATGGTGGGATGAATGAAGAAAATCCTAACAACAATTGGTTTATCGTTAACCTTAACATTTCCGGCTATTGCTAGTTCTTTAGCACCAACACAACCAACAGTAAAACCATACAGTGCTGCTGCAATGGGTTGTATGATACTTCTAGAATGTACTGAGGGTGTAGAAAAACTCACAGTAGATTCTGAGTTATTAAAAGATCCAGACTTTGATCCATTTAGAGAAGAACTAAAAAAAATTATTACTGCTCTTGATGGTGTAAATGTTCCTGTGTATGTTGCACCAGAAAGATACTTTACTCCAAGAACAGTAGGATTATATAAACCAAACTACAATCGTTTCTTTGTGAATGAAACTCTTCTCAAAGATCCAAGAGAGTTTCTTGGAACAATGAGACATGAGGGATGGCACGTAGTTCAAGATTGTATGGGTGGTGGATTGCAAACTTCATTTATGGCACAAGTGCATCAGGATAGTGAAATTCCTGCTTGGATTATGAAGACTACAAGACTAACTTATGAGTCTATGATGCAAAGTCGTGCAGTCCCTTGGGAAGCAGATGCTAACTGGGCAGAAGAACAATCAAATGTAACTGCTGAAAAGTTAGAGATGTGTTCCAAAGGTCCTCTGTGGGATCAAATTCGTCCAACACCAATGACTATGGATTGGTTGATTGGGTGTGGATGGATGAAACCACAAGAAGGTAAATATCCTTATTACCCAAACAAGAAAGTGGAGTATTGCACTGAAGGTAAATATTGATGGAATTGCCTTGGGGAGTGATTACAATATTAGGTTGTGGTCTTATTTTTACTTTATATGTGATTTACTACATATTACGATTAGCACACGAGGAAATGAAAGATGAAAAATTTAGCAATCATTCTATCAACGACAAGTCTTCTCATTAGTGGAGCACTTTGTTATGGTGCTTATGTGACTTATAAGAAAGCAGAAGCAATCCTCAACAATCCAGAACAGTTTGTTGGTAAGGTTGTTGAAAATCAAGTCAATAAAGCATTTGAGGTAGATGGTGATACTATTGACGCTGCTATTGATCTTGGTTTTGATATCTCCCTTACTAAGCGAATTCGTCTTGCTGGTGTCGATACCCCAGAGAGCAGAACAACTGATCTCAAAGAGAAAACACTTGGTCTTGAAGTTAAAGAATGGCTCAAGAAAAAGTTAGAAGGTCAGGAAGATATTATTGTTAAAACAGAACTCCCAGATTCTACCGAAAAGTACGGAAGAATTCTGGGACATTTGTTTATTGGTGATAAGGAAGTATCCGCAGTCAATAAAAAGAAATCAGTCAATCAAATGATGATTGATGAGGGATTTGCTTGGGAATATTCTGGTGGCACAAAGAAAAAAGATTTTGCTTTACTGGAATCAAAAAGACAAGCGAGCAGATAATTTTTTAGCAATTTTCTTAGGAGCGGCATAGAGAGATTTAAATCTTTCTTGCCCCTCTTTTGTGAATTTATCTTTTACTGGTTCGTCGATAATAACTTTATTTTCTATTTCATATAAAGTATTCTTTTCAATTTCATCACGAATATACTGTTCCACATTATCTGTTTGTGCAACTAGTCTTGTTCCCTCCGCAGAGTATTCGAAGATATCAATGTGACCTGCTTCTGCCATTACATAATGTAGAACAGGTTTGACCTGTTTGATTTTAATTTTGAACTTATTCTTTGTTGCTTCTTTTATAAATGGTTCTGCAGCGTTCTTTAATATATTGAGAACCGCTGATGATGCCATTGTCGCAGCAGTTGTGACTACTGCGACAGCACCAGCCGTAGCAACAAGAGAAGGATCAGGTAAATTAATATCGACTCCATAAGCAGTAAAAGTAGGTTGTGGTTTATCTGCTGGAACTTCTGATATTGGAGTAGGAACAGGAGTTTGAGTAGGGGGGGTTTGAACGACTTGAGGCAGTTGAGGAGGGGGGGTAGTATCTGGAAGACCTCTGGTTTTTTGTTGCTCTTCTGCTGCTTGTTTTTGACGCTCTGCATTTACTGCAGCATCAAACTCTGCTTGAGTTGGAACATTAATAACTGGATACTTGATTGCAGTATTTGGAACATCAACAACAGGAACTTCCAATCCACGAACAACAGGTTGCTCAACACCACGAACATTTGGTCTATCTATAGTTGAAATTACAGATGGACCAGATATTCGATTGATGTTTGCATTTGGGACATTAATCGGATTATTTCCGATTATAGGTCTTAGATTTGGATTATCAATTAGTTGTATTGGTTCCATTGACCACATCCTCAACTCTTGGGTATTTCACAACAACATCGGCACAAACTTTGTAGTAAGGACTATCTGGATGGAACATCACTCCATTCTTATATGCTTCACCACATTTAATTAATCTAACAAGCTCAAAATCTAATCTTGCTTTATCGGTCTCTGCTTGCTGTCTAGCAATTTCAGTCTCTGCTCTTCTTCTACATAAGTTCATTAGATTTCTATCTAATGGGATATTAAATCCTGCAGAAAGTCCCCAGTTTCCACTGCTGGATGCAAAAGATTCTGGGTCCTCACTTGAATTGTTGCCACTCATAGCAAATGGGGAGAATGAAAATGTTGCACCTTGGCAACTTACTCCACCACCATAAGTGTTGAGGGCATATGGTCCTTGAAGAACTTGAACTGCTTGGTTCGTTACATTTCCTGTAGCACTTGCACTTGGTCCAGCAATGTTCGTATTGCTAGGTGCAGGAGCACTTTGAGCAAATGCAGTCCCTGTCGAAATTACTGCGTAAAGACAGAGATTGATGTAGTGGTTGATTCTGTTTCTGTAGTTCTGTCTATCCATGTTTCTTTGGCCACTCCAGGTCCGAGATAGGTTTCGCTGAACTGGAATGGAGCACCTTGCGTCATAATCGAATAACCAGCACCCCTTTGAGGATTTCCAGGAATGTTGATGTTCGTACCAGTTACAGTATAAGATTCGCCAGTAGTATATTCAACTTGACGAATTGCTTCTACAATTCTTGTTGTAGATTCTGTGGTTGCATTGATTGTACCTCTAGTAAAATTAGGCACAACACTCTCAGCATAAACGGGAGTACAAATGACTCCCGTTGCTAAAAGCAAAGCGGGAGTTAAATGTCTCATTTGAATACACTTAACTCAATGGATCTTTGAGCAGTAGCACTTGTTCCTGCACCACCAGCAGTAACAGTAGGAACACCAGTTGGGGAAAGAGTACCTGCAAGAGTTCCTTTCTCACCACCAACTTGAGTTACACTATCTC